AGACGCACAACATGCGATAGATTTGGGAATGTTTCCGCGGAGTTCCGGAGTCAAAAAAGGAACCCCATCCGCACCATACGTCACCGACACGAAGGCATGGACGCAGAAGTCCGTCGACCACGTCATGCACTACGCGGCCGAAAATGGGTACGACAACGTGGCGTTCATCAACGGTGCGCAGTCTGCCGAACGGTACAACTTGAGCAAGCAAATTGGCTCAGTGCGCTTTACTCGGAATGCACACGGAGTTGGAAAAGTTTCACTGGATGAAGGGGCGGGGATGCTATCTGCGTTTGATAAAAAAGGCCACCAGATCATGTATGAGTATGTAGACCCAGAACAAATTTCTGAGTATATAGGCAAAGATGCGGCGAGCAAATTGTTATCGCAACAAGGGGTGCATGGCCGCGACGGAGGCCAAGGAACTTTATCGCGAGAGTTAAAAGGTTTGGACCTTGAAGTCGGTGGCGAAGGTATGAATGCGTACTACGACAAAATCGTGCCCAGCGTCGTCAGCAAGCGAGTGAAGCAGTACGGAGGCCGAGTTGGCACGACGGACATCGGCGAGGGCGTCGGTCAGTTCAGCTTCGAGATCACCCCCGAAATGCGCAGTAAAGTTCTCAACGAAGGATTCCCGTCGTTCAAAAAAGGTGGTCCTGTCAAAGGCTACGCCAAGGGCGACCTCGTCAGTATGTACAACGACTACCACGATACAAGTTTCAAGGACCGCGCTAGGGCAACACTGAACGATAAACATAAATAGTTGCTAATACATATAAAGTAACGTATATTGTCTGACTACAACTTACTCAACTGAAAGGAAGCACATGGCTAAAATGTACGATTTTGACGAAGACGAAGAGCTTCAGGGTGAATCTATAGAACTGGAAGATTCCCTTCCCGAGGTTGAAGATACCGAAGACGGCGGAGCTATTCTCAATATGGAGGATGAGGAGGAGGAGCGCGAGACCTTGGAGCACTTCGCCAACATCGTTGAGGAAGTAGACAAAGAGATGCTTGACGAGGCTGTTGATGACCTGATGGAGAAAATCAGCAGGGATAAGGAAGCCCGAGAGAAGCGAGACAAGCAGTACGAAGAGGGTCTGCGCCGTACAGGTCTCGGCGATGACGCACCAGGTGGAGCGCAGTTCTCAGGAGCCAACAAGGTCGTACACCCTATGCTGGTTGAGGCCTGTGTAGACTTCTCTGCACGGTTCATGAAAGAGATTTTCCCTCCGAACGGACCTGTGAAGAGTAAAATCTACGGCGAACACGACAAGAAGAAGGTCGAGAAGGCGTCTCGCAAGGTTGACTTTATGAACTGGCAGACGACCCAGCAGATGGTTGAGTTCCGTGGCGAACTTGAGCAGCTCAGCACTCAGCTTCCTCTTGGTGGCGGCCAGTATATGAAGTTCATGTGGAGCGCACAGTATCGCCGGCCGATGAGCGAGTTTGTCGCCATTGACGACATCCTGCTTCCGTTTGCGGCTACGAACTTCTACACTGCGGAGCGCAAGACCCACGTCCAGTACATCACGAAGATGGAGTACGGCCGCAGGGTAAAGAGCGGTATGTATATGGATGTTGACCTCGGCATGCCGAATGATCCGGAGTACAGCAAATCGAGTCAGGCAAACGACAAGATTGAAGGGCGCGCCGACAACAGCTACAATGAAGACGGCCTGCGCACCATCTACGAAATCTATACCTACCTGGACTTCGGTGGTGGGCTGGAGCCTTACATCCTCAGCGTTGACAAGACAACCGAAAAACCGTTGGCTCTATATCGCAACTGGGATAAGGATGACGAGATGAAGAGTGAACTTGACTGGATTGTTGAGTTTCCGTTCGTCCCCTGGCGTGGGGCCTATCCCATCGGGTTGACGCATATGATCGGCGGTCTCAGCGGTGCGGCAACCGGTGCCCTTCGTGCCCTGCTTGACTCAGCCCATATTCAGAATGTACCTACTCTCCTGAAACTGAAAGGCGGCCCGAGCGGGCAGACCGTCAATGTCCAGCCTACGGAAGTTGTGGAACTTGATGGCGGGGCGATGGTTGATGATGTTCGTAAGCTCGCAATGCCGCTTCCCTTCAACGGACCGAGCAGCGTATTGTTCCAGCTACTTGGCTTCCTCATTGAGGCAGGGCGTGGAATCGTGCAGACTAGTTTTGAAAAGTTGTCCGATACTAGTCAGCAGCAGCCTGTAGGTACCACCATGGCGCTCATTGAGCAGGGAATGGTCGTGTTCAGTTCAATCCACAGCCGCCTGCACTCGTCAATGACCCGTTGCTTCAAGGTCATTCACCGACTCAACAGCGCGTACCTGACCGAGGATGACATCAAACTGCAGGGTGCAGGTATTGACATTGAACCGAGTGACTTTGACGGACCGCTTGATGTCATACCTATGAGCGACCCCGGCATTTTCAGTGAGGTACAGCGTTTCGCCCAGATTCAGGCCATCATGCAGCGTGCGGCCGTGGTACCTCAGATGTATGATGCGCAAAAGGTTGAGGAGATGTTCCTCCGTGCAATGAAGGTATCTCCGAAAGAGGTGCTCAACGCACGACCGGGGAGTGAGGATATGGATCCCGCCAGCGAGAATGTTGCCGCAGTCATGAGCCGACCGATTTATGTACTGCCTAAACAGGACCACATGGCGCACTTGATGGTGCACATTGCATTCCTGCAGTCGCCATTGTTTGGAGGAAATGCCGCAATGGTAAAGACGCTTCTCTATCCAATGGCCATGCATCTGCGTGACCATCTGCTCAACTACTACCTGACTGAAGCGCATACGGCTGTCGATGACGCACAGAAAGAGGAGCTCATTCCAGAGGAAGCGGAAGATCAGGCCAAACTCATTGTCAAAGTACAGCAGATCATCGAACAGCAGCTTGGCCAGTTCAGTGAGCAGCTTGCCTCGCTTGACAAAGAAGCGCAGAAGTACCGTCCGGAACCGCCGATGCCACCTGACCATTCAATACAGGTTGCACAGCTCAACAACAAAACGCAGGAGCAGGCAATACAGATTCAGGCGCAGCTTCAGCAGGCCAAGATGCAGATGGAGCAGCAGAAATCACAGTCGCAGCTTCAGCTTGACCAGCAGAAACTTCAGATACAGTCTGAGATGGACAAGATGAAACTCCAGCTCCAGTCTCAGCTTGAGCAGGCAAAACTCATAGAGAAAGAGAAGGAAATGCAGGCAGAAATGCAGCGTGAACTGATGCGTCAGCAGGCGGAGAATGAGCGCAAGGCCGCCGAACTGCAGAGCCGTGAAGCGATGAATACTTCCGATAATGAGACAGCGAAACTACTTGCCGCTGCTGAAATCGAGACAGGAGAAGATATCAAGGTGAGCACAGGTACAGGCATCAACCCTAATCCTTAACGAATGAATCTTGAAACTCATCTGTTGAATACGCTGAAAGCGAAGCAGCAGACGTATGCTCTTGAGGCCTTGAAAAGACCTCAAGCCCGGGACGCCTTTGAGTACGGCTTCAGGGCAGGTACGATTGCGGGGCTTGAAGCCGCAATCGAAGTACTCTTAACCTTAATCGATGAAGAAAAGAATGGAAACAATGACATCTGAGAACGCTCTAGCGGAGGCTTTCCCGGCAGTAGACGCCGGAGTGCAGCCATTCGGGAGCAGGGTTCTGGTGCAGATCCGTACGCCGAAGACAAAAACGGCCAGCGGTATCATCCTGCATTCCGAGACGAAGGATACCGAGAAGTGGAACACCCAGGTAGCCAAAGTCATCGCAGTAGGACCCCTGGCTTTCAAAAACCGCGACACCATGGAGTCATGGCCGGAAGGGGGTTGGTGCGATGAAGGAGACTTTGTCCGCGTACCCAAGTACGGAGGCGACCGGTGGGAAGTGCAGTACCGCGAGAAAGACGGCGAAACGGAAAACGCAATGTTCGTAATTTTCAACGACC